AGATACTGAATTGTTGACCAGGAAATGCTGCTTTTGCTGCTGCTGTTGGATCTTGAACTGCCATTTAAATCTTTTTTACCTCACTTAATATCATCAATAGGATTTCCACCCTGAACTACTTTTTCAATCATTTTATGGAGCTCTTTAGCTACTCCACTTGTATTAACTTGATTCAATAAAGAAATAGCCGCACTAGCTTGTCCTGGTGCTAATCTCTGTATCATATTCAACATTGTGCCTGATGATTGACCAAAAAGATTTTGACCAGGGACAACGCTGGGAAATCCTGAAGCAGATGACATGAGACTAGACAAAGCACTAAGACCTTGTGCTACTGTTGCAGGTGTTAATGTCATCTGATCTCCTGTCGCACCATAGCTAGTCTTAATTTTACCAAATTCAGTCTCTTGCTCTACAACTGTAGGTCCGTATGCTTCCATACCAAATAGTGTTGTGTCTGATTGGAGTCTTAACATAGAAGCTGTCAAATCAGAAAGATTGGTACATTGTGATAATAGGTCTATTGCATTTGCAGTGTAGACTTCCTGATTTACACGACCAGAGGTCATGAAGCCAGAACTCTCACCTTGTTCCATAGATTGAATTAGAGCGTTCATGCTACCTAATGCATTAAACGTTTGAGGAGCCATACTGTTCTTTAGTTGCTTACTAGAATTTTTAACAGCTAGAATATTATTAAGAAGACTACCAAGTGACACCGCAACACCTGGTAGAGAGTTTAATAGACCCTCTGTTGGTATATTTGTTGCAGCTTCAATTGCAGTAGTGATACTTTTGATTGGATCAATAGGTATTCCATTTAGTGGAAACAATGCACCGTGAGTAGGCAGACCTTTGAGTAGATTATGATTGTGATCGCCCCTCTCATTGATCTTGAATATCTTTGCACCACCCTCTGTACTCTGTTGAATAGTAGGTGGTCTAGAAACACCAGTACTCATGTTGAGATACTGCGCAAGGATAGGTGCAATCTGTAAAAGACCTATGTTACCAGGAATATTGCTTTCATAATTATTCAGATCAGAAGCCAGACCTAGAATCTGGCACTGTGTAGAACCTGTATCTTTATAAGCTACGACCATAGAACCTGGATCAAGACCACCAGAAAACGATTGCATTGCGGCACGGTCTGGACTCAGAATACGTGGACTAAAGGCTAGGTCTTTTACTTTAACATCTTTGCCGTGAATAGTTGGGAAATAAACACGAAGACCATTAGCCTGATCTGGATCTGGATCGCTCTGATCACCACCAACTACGATACCATATAGCAGACCTGAAGCGGCCGAACTCTTTGGCAAACTCATACTATACCTTTCTGTCCCGCTGTTCTTGTTACGCATTCCATGGTTGTCGTACCAAGTCCACCATCTAATATCTGATGGAACATACTGACGATGAGATAATCACCTGAACCGTATAGAACACCCTTTGTATCTTTATTATATAGATTGACCTGAATAACCTTACCTGCGTGTAGATCAGTATTGAATGGAACTGTGAGTCTTAATGCTGTCTTTTCTCTTTCGAGGATTGACATTCTAGCTTGTCTTTTAAGTAGAAAGACATTACTATAATCTGGGCACATATCTTGATTTTTGGCGCTGTTCATATTTGAAATGGCATGTTTGATAACACCAGCACCGACACCACATCCTGTAATCTGACTGCCTAAAAGACTGTATGATTTATTCCATGGATTAAATAACATGATCGAATTAATATTATTACCATCGCGATCTATGCCATTTAATATGTCCGACATGAGATCAAAATCACAAGGGAAACTATATGTCATGATACCATCGACGTTCTTATATGAGTTCGACGTTTCATCATATCCATATACAATCATTGGTCCCTGTTCGCTGAGACTTGTTACTGATCTGAAATAGTGTGTTCCTCCATTCTCATATGTCATGAAGTGGACAAATGAAGGATCGTCAGCGCCATAAACAGCACGACTAGCCTGTTGATTTACAACCTGAAATGGATGAATATTATCTGCGCCATATCCACTACCAAAGTTTGACGGTTCAATATTTAATTTTTCAACACCAGCACACGTTCTCAAAACATAAGAAGCTACATCAGATGGTGTAGCGCATTTCCAAGATTTACTTACGAGAGTTTCTAGGTCATTTAATTGTGTTGGATCACAGGCTCTTATGATAAACTCTTCTGTCTGGTTATTAATAAGCTTGCGACTATCTACTCTATAAATTGTCTGAGCTATAGTCATACTCTCATTATATGCAGGATTTACTCCACTCTTTACCTTTAGAATAGGACGAGATATTTTAATTCTAATTGTCTTGTTCTTGAATAAATCTATATTTTTATATGCACTTGTATGAAGAAAGCTATGTACTCTGACAGAAGTTTGAAGTCCTGGTGTCAGAAGACTTTCACCCAGAATAATTTCTCTGACCGTTATTTCTTCCATCAATTCAGAAGGAACACCATCAACCTCTATATCATAGTGTGTAGAGTATTCCTCAGAATTGTATGAGTCACCTTCAGTTGCCATTATGAGAGCCTTCTATAGAAACTTTCTTCAGTTCCAGTTAATGCAGAAAATTCGCGCATGATTGATCCATAATATTCAGGCTTGATGAGTTTGATGAATCTTTTTTTCTCGTTTAATTCAAGCTCATAGTCATAGTTAGAAACAGCATTTCGTGATATGATTTCTGTCACTGTTTTACCAGAAACCTCATATGTAGATACGCTCTGTGTAGCTGGCAGACTGAGATAATAATCATATGGAACATCTGGTATTTTAAATGAGGCTACAGTACCATTTGCGCTGCTACTATCACCTATCAATTCATTATATCGTAGAACTTGTCCAACGGTATTGGCTAGTGTTAATTCATTATCGGTAACATTCCAGTAGATAACATTAGCAGAAAAGCTTGCGTTGGCTAGGTTTGATCCTTGATATACAGCTTCTCCATTTGAGAATGCTCCTGTCACATCGGACATATTAATTATACTATTTGTCTTAGAGCTATAATCAACCACATATCTGAACTCAGTAGTAATATCTGATATTGTTCTGGCAACTACCTTTTCATAATGGTGTATTGTAGTCTTAGAGTTGGCTATTGAACCATATTTACCAACTATGTAATTGCTGAAGTCTTTATTATTCAAAGGCCAATCGTATTGAGCATCCAGCATGTTATTAGCATATAGAATTATCCAATATGCATCTGGATTACCATACAGTTTCTCAGCTAATATTTCTGGTTTATCATTGTCGTTGATCACATATTCATAATAAGCAGAGATGTTCTCTAATACATCTTTAAGAAAAGCTGTACGAAAGAATATGTTTGTTACGTACTCATAATTGCTATACTTTTCTTTAGCAATATCATAACCGATGATTGGAAAAAAATCAAAAAATCTTGCCATTTAAAAGCCTTGTAAAATTCTCTTTTTATGAACAATCTCAGTTTCTCTGAACGCCATGCTAAGGCGAACGCTCACTGGATGTCCATTTCTGAATGTAGAATATATTCCAGTTGGATCATATTGTACTTCAATACGCTCTAGAACACATGTATTAATACGAGGCATATTTGTATTCTCTTTACCCTTATTATAGAAGGTAATATCAAACTCTGCTGGAGGAATAAATGATGGTGCACCTATACCAGCTGGACCGATAACACTCAATTCTGGTGCAGCATGAAATCTTAATGTCTGGACAATTTTCTTGATTGTTTCTGACTCTTTCTCGTTCTTTGGAGACATTAGCCATTCCATATTAAACTGTCTCTGTGGAGTAGTAGCAAAAAGAACTTCAACTTTAGGATTAATTGGATAACCACCAAGTTGTGCTATTGTGCGAGCGGCGCGCCCTGCTTGATCTAAAACAGCTCTTGCACCTCGACCAGCAGCAAGCGCACTATCAACTCTTCGTGTAGCAGCAGCCGCAAGACCTGTAACAATAGCTATAGCTCCCAGTTTGCCAGCTTGACCTGCAAATGCTGTCAATGATATTTCTTCATACTTATTTTCTGATGTGAAGACTAGAGGACTTGGCATATACAGCGCAATCGATTCTGCAATTCTTCTTGTGCCTCTCTTCAATGAGATTGTTTCTTCTGGTCTTGCACCAGCAAAAGGTTCTGCACCAGCAAATCTCAGTGCATCAACTTTAGACAATTCATTATTCAAAAGAGTTGAAGCAAAATTGCTACCTCTGATAGAACCAACTTGATTTGGATTAATATATGAACTTCTAGAACCTGATGTAATCGCATTTACTGGAACATTAACGTTAATGATCAGATAATGTCCATTGTAGTCGGAAGCTAAATCTTCTGGAAATACTCTATAGTTGAAGTCATACTGAGACTGACTTAAACCAGTGTTATCTACTTCCGATCTAAATTTTCCAACTAAAGAACCTATTTTATCACTTGAGACCAAATAATCTTTTAACTGGTTGAACATTCTACTTTTCCTGTTATCATATATATTTATATGGCATATAAAGGTAGATTCTCACCTAAAAATCCTAAAAAGTATTCTGGTGATCCGACGAACATAATTTATCGTTCGTTATGGGAACTAAGGGTCATGAGATATTTAGATGAAAATAATAATATTCTAGAGTGGAAGAGTGAAGAAATAGCTATACCGTACATCTCACCAGTAGATGGTAGAAGACACAGATACTATCCAGATTTCATAGTCAAAGTAAGAACAGCAGATGGTGGAACTAGAACGTTGATGCTTGAAGTTAAACCTAAGCAACAGACAGTAGAACCTAAGGTACAGAAGAAAAAGACTAAGAGATACCTAACTGAAGTAACTACATGGGCTATTAATCAAGCTAAGTGGAAGTACGCTAGAGAGTACTGTTTAGATCAGGGATGGGAATTCAAATTGATTACTGAAACAGAATTAGGGATAAAGTAAGTCATATCATAGCGGGCATACCCTTTATACCACATTGTCAACCACTTGTCAAGAGTTTTTATATAAATAATTACATGGCCAATAAAAAAGAACAAGACGACGCATCCGACTGGTTTTATGGTAAAGCACGATCAGCATCGGGCTATCGTAAGAACATAGCCAATAATACAGACAGAGCCAGAGATGGTATTACTGTTGGTAAAATGTTCTTCTTCTTTTATGATCCAAAAACTAAAGATAAGTTGCCTGTGTATGACAAGTTTCCTCTTGTCTTCCCATTAGAGCGTTATGGAGATGGATTTCTTGGTCTAAATCTTCATTACTTGTCGCAGGGTGAGAGGTCTTTATTACTCAATCGTCTTCTAGAATATAAGAGTAATTCTAGAATGGACGAGAGAACCAGATTGAGACTGACATACGATCTCATTTCTAGCACCAAGAAATTAGCTAATCTTTCTAGACCCTGCATAAAGAGATACCTATTCTCACAGGTAAGAAGTAAATTTATAGAAGTAACATCTAATGAATGGCAGCAGGCTATTAACTTGCCTGTGCAGTTCTTCGTAGTAAGGAAATAAAATGGCTTCCTATAATATATCTAATGCTCCAAAACAGCTGGATATGAATACGTTTAAAGCGTTCGCTGATGCACAGGACGGACTAGCCAAATCATGTAGGTTTGTTGCTGTAATTAGACCAGTCGGTGCTTTCATTGTTGGCTACAGTGATATTGCTAAAGATTTGATGTATCTCACAGAAGTAGCAGAGATGCCTGGTCGAGGCTTCATGAGTGCTGAAGTTCGTTATTATGGCCCTAGTCAGAAATATCCATACCAGTCAACATATGAAGATATCAGTATGACATTTCTTTGCCGATCAAAGTCTCTTGAAAGAGAGTTCTTTGATGACTGGCAATGGTATATCAATCCTAATAATACATTTGATTTTAATTATAAAGATGAATACAGATCAGTCATCGATTTATATCAGTATAGTGATTTTGATAAAGATAATTCAGGTGGTCCTACTGCTGAATATATGTTCTCTCTCAATGGTGCATATCCAATCTTAGTAAATCCACAACCTGTAACTTGGGCAGACGACCAGTTTACCAGACTATCAGTTACCTTCACGTATGATTGGTGGACAAGAAAGAACAAAGAACCTGGTCCCAGAACAAGCAGTGAGAACGCTTCGTTTAATCTGGTCGACTCCGGAGTCTCAACTGGTTATGGTGGAATAATGTCTCCAAGAAATAGATTAACTTATGATTCTTAATGAAAGGGAATATTATGGCAATACCGAAGATAGATTTACCTATCTATGAATTGAAACTTCCATCTAATGGAAAAGAAGTGAGAGTAAGACCGTTTGTTGTGAGAGAAGAGAAGCTGCTTTTAATGGCTGCTGCGTCGGATGATACAGATGAGATTATCAAAACAACAAAGCAGATCATCAATAACTGCCTAATTGACAATGATGTTAAAATTGACACATTACCATTCTTTGATGTTGATTATCTTTTCATTGCACTGAGAGCCAAATCTATTGGTGAAAAGATAGATATGAGTTTTACATGCAACAATGCTTTGAATGATAATACTGTATGCAAGAGTGTTTTTGACGTTCCTATTGATATAGCAAATGCACATGTTGTAAAGCCAGAAGGCATATCTAATAAGATTGATCTTGGTGGTAATCTGTCAGTAAAATTAAAGTATCCAAACTATACTATCACGAAACTCATCAATGATGATGATTCTATTATTGATAAGAAGATTAAAGTCATAGCAAACTGCATTGAGACAATTGTCCAAGGTGATAAAGTTATGACTACAAAAGACTTCACTAAGAAAGAAGCAGAAGAATTTGTTGAAGATTTAACAAAGTCTCAGTTTGAAAAGCTAGAAGAGTTTGTCGATAACTTTCCTTATTTTGTCGTAGACCTAGATCATAAGTGTCAAAAGTGTGGGTTTGAACACCATATTGAATATAGAGATTTCGCAAGTTTTTTTCAATAATGCTTGGTCACGATAAGCTGATGAATCACTATAAAACTAATTTTAGTCTTATGCAGCACCACAAATATAGTCTTAGTGATATCGAAAATATGATGCCTTGGGAAAGATACTTGTACGTAGACCTACTCAAGGATCATATTAAGAAGTTAGAAGCAGAACGTCGAGATCAAGCATTTATTCAAAGAAGAAAGTAAATGGCAAAAAGTAAGTTTCAAAATCTAACAATAGATGTCCAGCAGCTTAAAACACTGTCTATCTCAGATCGTCTTGATTTTCTGAAGTCAAAAGAGGGAGGTTCTATTCTTCCTAACTTTACTCCGTCTCAGTTGAATGATCTTTTCCCATGGTACTATAGAAGATCATTCACTGATATTGGTGAGTCATTCAAGGCTGTGTCTGACAGAAGAAATATTTCTGGTAGTGTATCTGGAAATGCAGCAGAACTTTCATCTAGATCAACAACAGGTCTATCACCAAGAGCAGCGAGAGATGCTGCG